TGACATACCATCAAATGGGTCGTACTTCCATTTGTTTTTATCCATGTCATCTTTACTCATCTTCCCATTGTAGTAAAGCCACTTATCTTTTTTCATAGATGTATACTCCATTTCCTTTTTCTTAAGCATTAACTTTGCCATCGAAAAAAGCTCTAGGTATTTTGCGTGCAATTTAGAAGATTTAAGTGTCTCGTCATCAAGGCATACATCATCAATAACAGCATCCTTCTTCCACATCATTAAAATATCATTCAAATCCATCATATAGTTTTATTTATTCCTATTTTATGATTAGGAATTCATCATATCTAAATGCAACATCAGCCTGTGCATATTCCACATCATTTGACTGTACGTTAAAATCTACACCGCTCAAAGAAGTAGGAAATGCATTTTTAAATTGAAATTGTTTATTCACTGTATTATGACTAGACATAACTGAAAGAATCATATCAGCAACTTCGTACTTTTCAGTGTTATCTTTCATCCAATTATATATTTCTGTATAGTTCTTCATATCTTCATCAATAGCAAACCGCAAACTTAATCCTCCAAATTGACGAGTCTCACTTGTTTGATATGAAATCCCTCCCCTAAAATTCATTTGAACTTCACCAGCAGTAATCTCAGGTATACCAAAGTTTGTTATAAAGTACTCGGTATTAGCATATTTCTGCCTATTAATTGTAAGCTTAAAACCAACAGGAGAAAGAAGATTGGTATTAGATGTCAAATTGTTCTCAGCCATAATTCTATTTATAAAAAAAGAGGGCCCCCTTTCGAGGACCCTCTTAAATTTAGGTTTTAAACCCTATTAACTTTGTCCACCAACGTTAATGTTCTTAACGCGGAATGTACGGTAGTATGGGTTAGTATTAGCAGCACCAACACCGTTCTGTGGGTTTGCAGTAACCATTGGGTTAGCAACAAGACCATAACGTGTCTTAAATGCGATCTTCGGCTGGAAGTTATTCTCTCCAACAGCACGAACCATAGTAAGAGGAACGTACGGGCAGTAGAACAAACCAGCGTCATATGGGGAAGCTCCCTTATAACCAACACTAGCGTAGTCAGCTGTAGCATATGGGTCAACATACACTTTCAGTTTCCCGTTGAGTGTACCAGCAAATGTATTACCAGTAGCATCAACAGCAATCTCACCTTCTCCACCGAACTTAAGGCTACCAGCAGCTGCAAGTGCAGAAGCAACGTTGCTTGAGCAGATAACGAAGTTACCCTTACCACGACGTGTTTCTGTTGCAATCTTGTTAGCTTCCTGCTCGATCTGGAAGATCAAGGACTGGAACTTCTCAACAGCCCAACGGCCGTCAGCATCAGCAACAAGGTCAAACTGGTGTTTTTCACCAAGACCAGCTTCCTTACCAGTAACAACGATGTTACGGATAACCTCACGGTTAATTTCCGCAAGGATCTCACCGGAAAGGATGTTAGCAAGCTCAGACTCAGCATCAAGGCCGTGAACGGCTTTGAGGTCTTGAGCAAGCTCCATTGTGTACTCAGCTTTAAGCTGACGAGTTACAGCAGTAACAGTCGCCTTTTCGATGGTGAATCCCATATTCGCAAGCGATGAGGATTCTTCACCAAGTTCAGTTGTAAGACCAGTTCCTGAAGTGATCGCAGCAGGTGAGTCAAAAAGACCACCAGCGTGAGCGCTGTTATTGGAGCTAGAGAAGTCTGTGTCAGCCTCATTGAAGAGTGCTTCAGCATCAGACGTTGAGACTTGGTTGGTAGCATGACCAACACGAGCCTTCATTGCGAAGATGAGGCCAGTAGGACCAGACATAGGCTGGACACCTGCGACATCATAAGCGATGAGGTTAGGCATTGCACGACGAACCAATGAGATAAGCACTGGATCAGGGTTAGCAACACCAGCCGTTTGGTTTTGGCCCTCGTTCAAAGTACCGAACTGAGATGCTGTAGCCTCCTCACGGAGAGCAACTTCAGTGTTTTCGAGTAGTTTGGCTGTAACGGCCTTCTTATAGCTATCATTGATAGCGGGAGCGTCAGCGTGCTCAAGCACGGGAGCCCATTTTTGTAGTTCTTTTTCTGCGTTTAGCATAATAGTTTTTCTTTCTTTTGTTGTTTGGTTGGGTTATTTGAAGCGAGAAAGAGTTGAAATATAGCGTTGCATATCGTTCGACAACTTGCTATTAGGATCAATTTCTCCCTCGACGATTGTTTTTACGTTAGTTGAATCAGTTGATTCGGTGATGACTTCTTCTTCTTCTTTCGAATCAGAATCTGAGAAGAATCCTTCTTTAATTACAGCTACCTTAGATGCAAATGTGTCTGCATCTACAAAATCAACTTCTTCAATAAGAGAAGTTAATTTAGCAACTTGCGTGGAAGCCAAATCAGCAGTAGCTTCAGAAAGAATCTTTTCCCGATGAAGACTTTCAAGTTCTTCAGAAAGAGAAATATTCTTTTCTTCAACTGCTGTAAGGGTTTCTTCAATGCTTTTTACTTCATCAGAAAGTTGATCAACAAGATCAACCTTAGAATCAGGTACTTCGATATAGTGTTCAGTGAACACACCTTGAAGAGCCTTCATGAAGTTTTCTGTGATTTCAGTGCGAAGCTTGTTATCGACAAACTCTTGGTTCTCTTCGATCCAAGTTTCGACCACATAAGAAAGATAATCATCAATCTTAGTGACGAGAGACTCACGAATGTAGCCTACTTCTTCTTGAAGATCATTTTCATATTGAGCTTCAAGAGATTCTTTGATCTCAACAACACGGTTTGCAACAGCACCTTCAAACAGAGTACTAACCTTAGCTTTAAAGCTTTCGGTCAATTCCTGCTCAGAGTCGGCAAGGATTTTAAGATCTTCAGCATAGCTTTCAGTCTCGGTTTCCTCATTAACATTATCACCATATGAATCTTGAATAGCCTTATAAGAGGCCATTAGCTGATCTTTTTTCATGGCCTTAAGTTGACCATACATTGCGTTGATAATATCTGCCTTCGTCTTTGGTACTTCTACTTCACCTTCATCTTCACTCACATTAACACTCTTATAGGCGCTAACGAGTTGTGATTTCTTCATTCCCTTAAGAGCGTCAAAACTTGCAGCAAGATAACCTGCTTTAGTTTTAACATCTGGAAGGTTAACTTCTTCTACTTCATCAGAGTCTTCAGGAGTTTCATCCATGTCTTCCTCTTCTTCAGCAGCTTCTTCTACTTCTTCCTCTTCTTCAGTCTTAGCTTTAGCTTCTTCGACTTCTTCGGAATCATCTTCGTCCACTTCCTCGGAATCATCTTCTTCGGTCTTGGCTTTAGCTTCTTCCATTTCTTCTTCTTCGTCTTTAGAATCGTCGTCATCTGACTCTTCTTCGGATTCATTCTTCTTAGCTTCGCCAAGAAGTGCGTCTACGACGGCTTGAGTTAAAGTTTTACTTGTGTCCTCAGCAACTTCTTCAGGAATATCCTGCACAAGCTCCTGATTCTCAACAAGATCAACTTCCTCGACGTCTTCGATAATTTGGTTTTCGTCTGACATATGTTCTTATTTTTTTGAATTTAGAGTTTGGAGAGGAAATCATTGAAGATCCGTTCCTGAGCTTCGCTTACGCGCCCAAGTGGAACTTTATTAATTTCAGTCTCATATTCTTCAATTTGTTGAGGTTTGAGAAGACCATTCTCCCAAATCCATTCGACACCTTCCATAATACCTTCAACGAAGGCGGAAGGGGCAGAAGGATCTTGAACAATATCCACAGTAGAAAGAACAAAATCGTCCTTAACATATGTTTTGCCTTCCTTTTGCTCAACAGTACCCATACCACGGCTAGAGACACCCAACTTGCATCCACCTTCAACGAGACCTTTCACGATTTTGCCCATTGGTGTATCAAGTACAAGTGCCTTTCCAACAACATTATTACCTTCCCATTTAAGATCGGTAATTCTGTGTGAAACTTTATCTAAGTTAATTGCTGGTCCTTCAGGGTGATTTAATTCACCACAAGCGCGAC